GGTCGATATAAGTAAACTCTAAGTCCTCTTGTGCGGCCTGATAGTTTGGTCGCCAGTAGTCCCACCCGTAGTTAAAGCGCTGGTATGCAAGCAAGAGAAACTCTTGATCTGTCTTTGTATCGTAAATTTTGATGGGCTCAGAGCCGGGGAGCATAGTGACTGTCATGGTTGTTGTGATTATGTTTTATGAGCCCATCCAGCCACCAGACGGCTGGCTTTCTTTTGGTTTTTTTGGCTTCGGATCTTCCCACGCCGTTGCAAAAGTCTGTAAAGCATCAGCAAGATTACTTGACCAGTCGTGACATGGTCTTGCCAAGAAAACCTTTTTGTCCTCGTCATACTCTCTATGATAGCTCGCAAGTGCGCTCAAACCGTACTCGCATCTCACCTCATCGAACAGAAGCCGTGGGAAGAACTTGCGTACTGCCTCTATACTGTCTGACTTTTGCGCCACCCTAGGTACCTGCTCGAAATCGATGCCCATGTCTTGAGCTGTCTTAAGCCTACTTACGCCACTCATCAGCTCTCTCACTGCTATATCGTGCGGAGCGTAATGCTTCTCGTACCTAATCTTGTGCTGCTTCTGAAAATCAAGGAGCCAGTCTATGTAGTGCTGCATGCCCTCGCCTGAATTGTTATAGCTGGCGATGAATCGAACCTCTTTACCGATTGGCTGCATGAGCCATATTGCCATGTCGTCCGATATGCCTAAATCCCAAAAAGTGTAAACTGGCAGTGCTGGCTCAATCGGCACTCTGCATATCCGGTTATCAGCATAAGCTGCTTTGATCTCTGACGAGAAGTAGCACCCAGGCACGGCAGCATCAAAAGAGCAGTAATACTCCTGCTCGATCATATCCTCACTCATTCCTTCGTCCCGTTCAGTCTGAATAATTTCCTGCGTGATTATCGGATTCCCGTCATTGTCGGTGGTGTCATTGACCGTCAGGACGCTTGAGTACCATCTATCAGAGTACTTGATGGCTGTCTGAAGCAAAGTGTAGCCGTGATTCCTGCCGCGAGGAGTGTAGCAGAACATCGCCCACCCGCCATTTTCTGCAAGTATAGGACGTAGATAGTCCCATGACGCAGGATCACACAAAGACCACTCTGAGAAGACCACTCCAAGAGGATTGTTGCCCACCAAGTTGTTGTACGTGTCAGAGCCAAGCACATAAAGAAGGCTGCCGTTAGTGAACTCGACATACATCTCTGTATTGTTGACGCTCTTAGTTATCTCTCTTGGGATATGATCAAGGAATGTAAGCCCGTCCTTGCCTCTACCCTTCCAAATCGCTTTGCGGGCCTGTGTTTGTTTCGGGAGCATGTACCAATAGCTTCCAACCCTCTCTTGTGTAGCTGCAACTGCGATCTGCCAGTATGTTTTGTCTTTACCGGCCCTGCGATGCCACACAACGGCAAACCGCAGCATCTTGAGTACAAACTTAGCCTCGAATAATTTTTGCTGGTACGGACGCGCTGTGTACCGATACGGAAGGGAGATGGGGAGCTTCTCAACGATTTGTTGAGTGTCAATAATCTCGATATCAGTTTCGAGCGTGAACATCGGCGTTCCCTGTGACGTTGATAGTGACCTCTACAGGTCTTTGCTGGATAGGTGGCGCTGTGATTCCCTTTATCTCGCAGATCTTCTCAAGAGCTGGCAGCTTGGGGTGCATCTTTATCTCTGTGATCTCCACCTCTTCAAATCCTCCTTCAGTCTTGCGCTCTAAATATCGCTTGAACTTGACAGACTGGATTGCCCGTTGTGTTGCTGGCTTAAGCGTCTTGAGACCTGCAAACCCTCCATGATCTGCTTCGAGCTCTGCGACGTTAGAAAATGCAACAGAAGCAATCTCAGCAAGTACGCGGTTTTCGGAAATATCAAGTTTCTGTGCTCGCTTGCTTTTTAGCTCTGTGATCCTTGCTAAAACCTTGCTGTCTTTGAGTAGTCTTGATGCAGCTTCCCAGACCGTCTTATCTTTCCAATTCTGCGACGACGGAAAAGCCTCTCTATAAGCCTTGCTTGCGTCCCCACGCTCTACATAGAGCCTCGCAAAAGTCTCTCTCTTGTGTGTAAGTGCTTGTTGTGACATATCTGATGATAGACACTATGACCGCACAAAAAAACGGCCGAATTTATTACGTTACTTTCCTCAAAAATCTTTTATTTCTGAATATTATTTTACATTATTTTATTTTTCCACTTGACAAATAAAAAACAATTGTGCATATTTAATCAGTGGGTATGACAAACAACAAAACGGAGATTTAAAATGACACATACAGAAATAACAAAAGCAATTGATAGTGGAAATTACGAGATCAAATTAACGAGTGATTGTGGGTGCCAGTTTTCCTGGGGGATTGACAGGCAAGGCAGATTTAATGATGACGACTCAATCTCAGATTGTTGTTGGATTGGTAACGTACTCACGATTAATGATGATCTGATCGCCGAGTATGTTGCCGGTAGTGGCTTTCAATGGCTTGTTGATACGGGTGGGGTTGAGGATTTGGATAAGATCGAGGAAAAGCTGTTAGATGAGATGTACATCAGCGATGACGAGATAACTGGAGAGGCCCACGAATCGAAAAGGAAGGAAAGCCTGGTAGATGGATTAAAAGATTTACTTTCATACGGCGCAAGACTCTACAGGGACAACGAAAGAGGATTTGCAAACGAGTACACGGGCATACTTGTGATGCCTGGGGCAAAATTAGAAGATGAAAATATTGAGGATTGGGATGAGCTGGAACCGGAAGTATGGGCTGATGAATATCTCTACAGTGGACACGCTGCAACGCAAGCATTTAACGAATGTAGGGTTATCGAATAAATTTAACAAACCAACCAACAGCGGGGGAAACCCCGCACGACTTAACCAGGAGAATCAAAATGACTACAATGATCGAAAAAGAAATCACTCCGCTCGTGATCGCTAAAGACCTCGACGACCATGATTTTTTTATCTGCGGAAGGACAAAAGATATGATTGCAAATGACTGGAATCTATTTACAATCACATGGGATGGTGGCAGGACGGTGGTGTCCAGAGACTTGGATTATATCGCAATCGGGGCTAAAAGATACAAGTCGCAGTCGGGAGCGGTAAGAGCCGCGAAGAAAATAATAGCGGGAAGAGAGTCGGAATATTTAAATGAAAAGGTATGACATTTACCCTCACCGAGGCGGAGGTAATCCGCCTCACGGGATACAGCCGACCGCAGCTCCTACGGCTACGACAAGGGTTTACTCAAGAGCAGGGAGGCAAAGAGTACGTCGCGGAGCCTGTGCTCATGCAGGGAAAGGACTGGCAGCGATACGGACGGGCGGTTTTGTATGCGAGTGGGGCAGTGAGCAAGTTGCAGATGAGAAAAAACTTAACTGCGGTGGAGTGACCGCGCGCCATTTTATTTCAGTAAAAGACTTTTACTAACACCCTTCAGCCCTCCTAATCCGAGGGCTTTTTATTGCCCAAAATTACCCCACAGAAATAAATATCCTCAACAGAAAAATCACCCTTCTTTGTGCGCCGGAATTTTCCATAGCCTACCACTACACAGTACCAATTAAAGCGGCTATTAAAATTCAGATAATCACTTATGAAACTTTACGGAGAGATCAGCAAGACCGAAGCGCAGGACGATGGAACGCTAAAAGTCGAGGGTTTTGCATCGAGCGAAGCCGTTGATTCCGATGGCGAGATCGTAACCGCCGAGGCGATGAAGGCCGCGCTTCCCGATTACATGAAATTTGGCGCAGTCCGCGAAATGCATCAATCGAAAGCAGCGGGGACAGCAATTGAAGCTGCAGTGCAGCCTGATGGACGCACTTACTTCAAAGCTCACATTGTTGACACCGAAGCGGTCAAGAAAGTGAATGCAGGCGTTTATAAGGGCTTTTCTATCGGTGGCAAAGTTACCAGCCGTGACGAGCTCAATAAATCCACAGTAACAGGCTTAAAGCTTGTTGAGATTTCGCTTGTGGACCGTCCAGCCAACCAGGAAGCAGTCTTTTCTTTAGCAAAGTTTGAGGACG